CTATAGCGCCCTGTGTTGTATCGCCGGACTTCAGGGCTGCGCCACCGAGGCCTGTCTCCATCGCGTTAGAGAACGTCTCAAAGTCGATCTTGCCCTGAGACGCCATCTTCGACGCCTCAGCGGCAGTGACGCCCATTTCCTTGGCGACCATCTGGAGGATAGGTACGCCCGCGTCCTGGAGCTGGTTGATGACGTCGCCCTGGAGCTTGCCGGACGCCGCTACCTTTTTGAAAATGGAGCCCATGGAACCCATATCGACGCCTGCGATAGTCGCGGCGTCAGCGGTCAGGCGGAGGACGCGCTCTAGGTCTTTACCGGGCTTGATACCCGCGGCGGTGGCACCTGCGGCAACTGTGGCCGCTTCGCCCATGCCGAAAGCTGTTCCCTTCACGGATGCAAGCGCATTGTCCATGATCTGCTCGACGCTCTTGGTCGAGTGGCCGAGGCCCGTTAGCTTCGCGGTAGCGTTCTCGATCTGGAGCTGACGGTCGATGCCGCCCTTGATCGAAAGGCCCGTGATGAGCCCGCCGACAACGCCGATAGCGCCAGCGGCAACCTTGCCAACCTTCAGGGCGGCCCCGCCGAACGTGCCGAGGAAGCCCTTACCAGCTTTCTTCCCTCCCTTGCCGCCCGCGCGCTCCATAGGGGCATCCATGGCCTTAGAGATTTGCCCCTGTAGCTGCTTCTCGAAGTCCTTAGCTGAGGGAATAATCGTCAGCGTTGCGTAGCCGACATTTGACATTGAGGCTCCCTAGTGGGTTAGGTGCCGCCGTTCACGCGCTTCCTCTGAGCTGCTAGCGCCTTCGCAAGCCGTGCATGACGGCCAGAATTGCGAGGCTGCGGTCTAGCGGGGTGTTTCTCGCCTGTGAACGCTTGGTAGAGGTCGGCGAGGAGGAAGTCGGCTATGTCCCAGCCCTGCATGTCATCCGCCGTCATACGGCGGGAATATGCGGACTCAGGAGGGAGGCAGTGAATAAGTACGGAGAGCCGCCTAATGGAAAGCCCGCCGCGCCATAGGTCGCGGAGGTCGACGCCGTAGAAGCGGAGAAGGTCAGCCTCTACAGCGTCGCCGTGCTCGCGAAGCGTGGCGGCGAGCTGCGTTAGTTTCCCTCGATACCGAGCGCCTCCTGAATAGCCTTGACGAGCCCCTGGAAGTCGCGGACCTTGGGGTTCGTAGCGAGGTACTCGGAGTGCTGCTCCTCGCCGAGGATGGCGCGGACGAAGCTAGCGACCTTGCCGTCCTCGAACGCGACGAGGGCCGTGTAGGGCCAGTCATCGGTAGGCGGGACGGAGAAGGTCAGGTCGCCGTATACGACCTCGACATCTGAACTTGTAGCTTCGGCGGCGGTTGCGGCGGTCTTTTTGGAAGTCATTTAGTGCTCCTAGCGTGGGTTGGAGGTGCGTGGAGAGAAGAGAACAGCGGGAGCGCTCCACGCGAACGCCCCCGCTGTCAGTCCGTTGGTTACGGAGTGCCTGTGTACTCCGGGTCGGTCTCGACCGTTGTGTAGAGGGTTCCGTCGGCCTCGGGGAAGATGACGACTGTTACCTCGTAGACCGTCGGCTCCGTCTCGGATTCCTTGATTTCGGCAATCTCGGTAACCTCGGCGCTCTTGGCAGAGCGACGCTTGACCTTTTCGTCTTCGCGAAGCTCGAAGCCGACCGAGAATCGCTTCGACGTAGGTGTCTTCACCTTCGAGGTACGGACGCCGGACGCCGAGGAGCGCTCGGAGCCTGGGTTGATGAGGCCGAAGGTAACGGCGTTATCCTCCAGGCATACGAACTTGAACGTTCGCTTGTGCTGGCTGGAGGTGCGCTTGTACAGGATGCCGCCCCAGGCGTAGTGCTCTGAGGTCTCCTGCTCGCGGCCCTCAGTGAAGCCCTCTTCGCCGTCCAGGAGGCCGACAGGCTTCCATTCGGTGTCCCATGCTGTAGTGAGGTCGTCAGGTCCCGCGGTGCCGTCAGGCCCGATGTAGACGTCGGCCCCCTGCCAGAGGGAAGTGTTTTTAGCGTTACCGCTCATATGGAAAGTTCTCCAAGCTGTGTGGGTGACAGCCGGGCCGTAATCGTGAAGAACGCGATCGGCAGGCCCGTGTCTATGTCTGTGGTAGGAGTCGGCCCAAGCCCTGCGCCGAAGTTGCGCACGCCGCGACCGGACGAAGCGAGGAGCCGTGCCTCGCAGTAGCCCGCCAGCCAGAGGGCGAGGCCCTCATCGGTGTTCCATACGGTGATGCGAAGGTCAGCCGTTCCGTTGAGCTGCGAGTCGCGGTCCGTGCCGTCCAGGCGAACGCGGACGTAAGGCATAGGCCGGTCGTTATCGGAGCCGGGAAGGTCACGGGTCGAGACGGTCACCTCAGGCACTGTCGGGTCGACCTCCGCGGCGAAGATGTCGCGTAGGAGGTTTCGGGTAGCGAGTTGCGCGTCGGGAAAGGTGATGGCAGGAGTCGTCACTTCTTGCGGCGTCCTCTCGTCCAGTTGTCGATTTGCGCCTGTGTCGCTAGGCGCTTCTTGCCCGACTTCGTGATGTACGTGAGGAGTCGCTTAGACTCGCCGCGCGTGAACTTCAGGCCTGCGGCGCGCGCGGCGTTCGCCAGGTGCCCGTACTTGGCCTCCAGCGGCAGACCTGCGGGGTGCGCCATCTGCACTGCTACAGCCGCTCGCGGGGTCTTGTCCCGCTTCAGCGACGTGGAGCCCACCCAGATATCGACTGGTACGGGTCCGTCATGTGCGACAGCGTGAACGCCTGCGGCGGTTGCGTAGGCCGCCTCCTCGACAACACGCATAACGCCGGGCCCGGCGAGGAGCGCCCCGATGCCTTCGTGGTCAAGTTTGATCTTCGTCTTAGCCACGCTGACCTCCCTCGAACCTCGTGAGCGTTGCGCGCGTGTAGTACCCCGTCGCCAGAGTTCGCCGGACAACGGGCTTACCATCGACTCGCCATATCTCGCCCTTGCGCTCGATGCGGTCGCCTTCCCGGAGGTCGGCTTTACCGCGAACGAAAAGGCGGCGCTGCATGGCGAGTGCTTCGCGGGTCGCGATGTCGGTTTCCTCAGAGCTGATGCCCTGAACGTCGGCGTTACGCAGACGCACACGCTCCGGGGCATCCCATGACTCGACGGGGTCGCCGTAGGAGTCCGTGGTCTGGCCCGGACGGAGCCGGTAGATAGGCGGTAGCGTCGGGTCAGACAGAAGCACTTGGGATGTCCTCCTCGTCCAGAAACGCCACTCGATCGCTACCCTCGGGCCCGCACGGGACGTAGACCGTGCCGTCGATGATGACCGGACTACTCATAGGCACTCGGGGTCCGGATCGTGCCAGCGGAGAACGGCTTTCGGCCTGTAGCGGCACGCTGGAGCTGCGCGACCTCGCGGGCGGTCAGATAGACGCCCGAGGTGTTCGACAGACTCACTGTGTGCTCGCCGTAGGTCTCAGCGCTCGCACCTTGCGGGTTATCGAACTCGCGGCGCGCGGCCTTCAGGCAGACGAGGACGGCTACAGGGTGTGCATTTGCCGTCCAGCGATCCGCGATCGCCGGGCTGACTTCAGCCAGAACGAGCGTCGCGGCGTCATCTAGAGCGGCCTCAGCGCGTGCCTTGTCCTCGCCCTCCAGAGAGCCCTCAGTGAGGCCGAGACGGACCTCCAGCGCCGACAGGGGCGGCGGCATAGGGTTGGCCATGTGTGCCTCCTAAGGGCTGAGGTGGAGAGGGCGTAGCCGGGGTAGTGGCTACGCCCTCACTGGCAGGTGGGCTTACGCCCCGCCGCCAGCCTCAGCCGGGGTCACGTCGAGGTGGAGGATGCCGCCGTTAGGCAGCTTCTCGGCGGGCACGGCGCGGGTGTCGTAGTCACGCGTGATCTTGTAGGTAGGCAGGATGCCCACAGCGGAGAACGTCGACACGATCGAGCGGTCGGCGGTCTTGTCGGCGTCGTAGTCGCGGAGGTAGCGGAGCGAGAAGCCGCTCTCGCTAACCGTCTGACCGAACGAAGCACCGGCAGGCACGACAGGCGCGCGGGTAATGAGCGTGACAGCGTCGCGGTGGAAGGCGAGAATCTCGTTCTCAGCGATGCGCGTCGACTCAACGATCTGGAAGCCGCGAACCTTGCCGACGCCGCCCTCGCGGAGGGCCTCGGTCGAGCCCGACTCGCTGGCGTCAGTGATTGCCTTTGCGTCGAGGAGGTTAGCGTAGACCTCGGTACCCACGACAACGTTAATGCCCGCGGCGGGGACGCCGTTCTCGCGGAGCTGCTTACGAATCGCCGTGAAGTATGCGACGGGGTTTGCCGGGTCGTAGGTCACGCTCAGCGTCGAGGTCGGCACAGCGAGGAGCGCCGTGGCGAGCTTGTGCTCCAGCGCGTCCACGATCGCCGCCGACTGCGGCGCGAGAACCTGAGACGAGAAGTCCTGGAGGTTGAGCGTCAGGTCAGCCTCAGACAGAGCAACGGCGCTGTAGTCGTGCTTCCGGTCGAGGTTGAACGTCTCGACGCTCTCGGTAATCTCGTCGAGAACGATCGACGAAGAAATGTCGTCGATGTCGCGCTCGCGGGCAATGAGCGTGGTCGGGACCTTGACGCCAACCGGTGCGCCGCCCTTGCCGCCACCGAGAAGGTCGTTCTCGTAGTTGCGGGAGACGAGCGCCGAGAGGAAGGCGTCCTGATTTGCGAGCTTGGCTGCGACTACCGCGGCCTTCTCGGGAGTAACGAAGGTGTTAGCCATGAGTAGCTAAGGGCCTTTCAGTAGGGATGGAAATTAGCGTCGGCGGGCTGCGGAGACGATCGCGTCGAGGTCTTCCTCGACGGCTCCTTCGCCGCCATGGCCGGGCGTGAGGTTCGGCTGCGGGCGGCCCACGGGTGAAGCGGGCTCGTTGTCGCCGTCCTCGTCGTCGGTCAGTTGCGGGTCGTCAGACTCAGACCCCTTAGCGGCCCCCAGGGCGGCGAGGCGTTCTGCCTTCGCGAGGATGTCCTCCTCGCTGTCGCCGGTAAGGAAGTC